TGATATGGTTGGAACATCTGTTAGTGCTGTATTACCCACCGCTCTCTCTCGATATATGCCAGGCTCGTGTCCAATGTTGACTCTAGAAAAACCTAACACGCTAGCTAATTCTCCTATTGCCTTGGCCACATTTGCAGCTACCGTACCATAGACCAAAATTTTGTCTGATATGCCGTTAATGCGGTGTACCACAGACGACGCTGGAAGCACGAGCGCTTTGCTCGTAGTTCCACGCAACTCAACGTCTTCCAGGGACATCATCACAGTCAAGTCGCATGTTGCACTTATAGGTGGCTCGCCAGCATACCTCAATGGACACATCGACCTCACATGCAACGTTCCAGCTTCGCCTTTAAGATGTGCATTTGCGGTGCTACCAAAATGTGGTGTGGCGTCAATCATGTCTATATACTCAGCCCTATACACAAATGGCACGATCAGTTCAGATTTACTCACTTCAGTGGAAACATACGTACACAATGATTGTGACGCAAGGATATTATCAACCGGCCCATCAACTGCTGATGTCGACCAATCATCAAACCCACTGTCTAAACTATCACTATTTGTTGGCACAATCCAATTCACCGCAAGCAGTAACTTGGTATAAAATCTTGGTGTGACGTTGAAAAAGAAGTGGAGTTTAACCTTCGCGCGTATATATCTATAATGTTCAAGTTTGTTGCGCATGGTTTGTTCCTTGAGGAACTCAGCCCAGAAATTTACCTTCTCAAACACCACATCGCCTGTAGCGAGTGTCACGGTCATAATCTGTATTGGTCTGGCAAGAAACTCTCCGAGTTGCACTTCCTCGCTTGTGCGTGCACGTATAACACCAGTGCGCACTTCTGTGCGAGATTCAACAAGTTCAGGTGCCCCAGATTGCATGTTTTCGGTTGTGCTCTCTATATTATCGACTTCGCCTGCCGACACCGTGGCATCAGAGGATGCAGGTTGGACGCTCACAACATTGGGTCCAAAAACATTACCCAGATTGCTCAAATCACCACCGCCGTGGTTGGAGCAATATTTCAGTTTCCATGCTGTTACGAAATCATCATAACTCCAATTATACACTGGAGTCTTCTTGAAATTCCCTGTCGGCTCATCAAGCAACACTTTTCTCAATCGAGACCACTCAAGCCTACTATGAAACGACATCTCAACTAATGCCCGCGTCATGTGTTCAACCAACAATTCATTCATATCCAACGCCTTGGACTCAACACCTATATGCAGTGGTTTGATAATACTGGGTATATCAAGTGGCCCAACCACACTATTATGTTCGCATGAATGTCTAAAAGAACGTTTGAGGAACGTAACGTCTTTCATTTGGTCCCATTTGGTCTCAACTGCACTCTTGTCAGGGGAAGTGAGTACCATCCCATGTTTAGCACAATAATCTCCGAGAGTTTTCCTGTTGAATTTGTGATACGGAAATTTCACCTTATCAAAGTTGTCATCTCCAAATGTAATCATGGAAACAACCTCACGGAAATCGTCAACATTTGGATAAAGTTCATGGAAGCAGCACCTCTGAATCAAAGACAACACCTGCCCATCAATTATTGAAGTACCGATTATCCCGGATATCATCCTATTGTACATCACGATAAGTTCGCCGTCTATGATGGTTGGAGTTGCTAACATCCAATTCGCCAAGGAATGCATGGCACGAATATCATCAGAGGTATAACCCATGGCAATGGCAATGTCTATATTCCCTAGCAGCACCGTCATTAACATGAACGACGCGATCCGCATATCAAAAGATCCTGCGTCGGTTGCAAAGACCCCATCAAAGAACATGGGTCTCATCTTTTCGTACAACTCATTCCACTCAGGTGAATAAGGGTTTATACCAACAGCACTTTCACTAATATCACTATTGCGCAACACATAATCGAACACGGGGCAATAATATTTCTTAGTTAACACAGTCATCACACAGTTCACACTCACAATTTTCCGTGCTGATTTCTCAACAGGCCTGGGCTCCATTTTGTTGGTCACCGTGGCAGCTTGTGGAGGTATCTCACCAGCTCTCAGTTGCTTGTCAGCTTTTACCAAATCTTTCTTAAGGTCATCGTTAAACCACCATGCATCAGTTTCATCTTGATGCATATACGCTGTTTTCTTACCACCATATGGAAAGCCCATCGCTGTACTGGTATCAATGCCATGAATATACACTGAATTCTCAACACCATTGGCACACTCATACCAATTAAGAGGTCTTAATCTTTCGCCTGATATCTTCGACCTTTCGATGAATGGTTTGAAATAATCCCTACGCGCCCACATCATCACGTCAGTGGCCGGTGCTGTAGTGTCCTCCAAAACAGTTTTAATGTATTTCATGGAGGAGTCATAGCTCTTGATATTAGGGTTAGCACCAGGCACAGGGGTTGACCAAGTTTTAGGATAGCCTTTTTCCTCGAGATACGAACTGATCGGTGTAAGCACGATCTTATCACGATCTGGATTAAAATGACCTACCTTACCCAAGTAATCAAAATGGTTGTCGTAACCCTCTGGTAAGTGTGCGAGGTTAGACTTTGACGTTATAGTCTGATCCTCGATGAGATGGTTGTTGAAATTTGGCACAGTCATATCTGGCATATGTGCGGCATCACACTCGTCCATCACCTCTTTGAGTTTCTTAGACGTTATACACTGCGCATAGCCATGTGCAGCATGATTCACTTTGCCCATAAAAATTCCATATAACACAGATTTCTTCTTACCCACAAGTACAGCTGATCCGCAATCGCCATATTTATTGTCACCAGAAAATTGAACACCCGGTGACGAGTCATATGGCTTGCCTGAAACCCGATGTTTTACAACAGGTTTAATATCTATACTTATGACATCTTGTGTGTCATTAACATTGATTGCACCTGTGACATCACGCGTTATCATAGTGCCTAGGTTGCTATGTGGCAATACTGTATTATGAAACCTATTTTGTATGTCAGAGAACTGGACCCTTTCTCGCAGCCACAATAACACCACTTCAGTGGAACCTATCGGATATTCGTTCACGAGAGGTTCGTAGTGTATTTTGATCGTAGAATTTTGTACTGTGCCACCATCAAATGTTGTGGGAGATCTTGTTAGATAGATCACAGTGGGCTTTGTTGGTAAGAAATGTTGACACACTAATAGCCGTGACGTACATACGGCCGTTGCACAGGTGGTAACCACTTT